TTCTACACTCTCAATCTCCCCTATTAAGAATTCAGCTACTTTACCTGAAACATCTTCTCTGATTTCATCGAATTTTTTATCTTCTAAAGTTTTACCAAGGGAGTCAGCGATTAGATTATATGCCTCAATAGCAGTCTTCTTTTCCTGAAGTTGTTTCATTAAGTCATCTATTTTACTCATACTAACTCCACATGTTCCCACTTATCAAAATCGTGGTTTGGTATAAAAATCTCTCCAGGTTCGATCATGTTCATCGTTTTTGCTTCTACCCAGAATATAGCTAATAGTACACCTTCTGAGTCCTGTTTGTCAACCCCTATTACAAATATATGTTCTGACGGATACCTGAATGATTCGGTCCTTTTACATCTGTAGACTTCGCCTTCTAGAAATTTTTCTTTGGATATTCCCATTCTGTACCGTCCTCGTTTAATATTACGGCTCTTACGCTTAAAAAGCTAGAGGTATAAGCTCTAACATAGTCGTAGGCATCGTAATAACTGTTTAACCGTATTCCACTCAACATCACATGACCTTTATATGAGACTAATTCCCATGTCTGTCCAAAACTCTTCCTGATTGCGATGTATTTATCCTCGGTTTCCATATATCCCTTAATTAAAAAGTGGTAACAGGGCTCTGCTATCATGCCGTACACCTACAGCGAAGGGTATGTCCCACTCCATACTCAGAACGAGATTAGGAGGCTGTACCGACTTTGGGTCGGAGGTAAAGTAATAGTCACATTACTCCTGGCTTCAATCCTCAAAAGTGACTTCAAGAGAATGTCTGCTACCATTAATAGATTATCAGAAAATGTTGGGGAGGTCAATAAAAAAATCCCCTATTACGTTCAAAAATGGCGAGACGTAATAGGGGTAAACCCTAACCAAAAGGAGTGTCTATAGGTTATAATATTTTTAGATATTTGTCAAGAAAAAAATGGTCAGCGACCAACTCTCAACTAGTTAGATTTGACGACCATATTCCCAGGATAACTGTGGGGACACCTCGGTACTAACTATCCGTTTCGTTTTATTGCATTCGACTAAATCTCTGCTCCCAAAGCATGTGACGCTCCAGTTGGATTGCTTTCAACTCACCACTACAAGCTTACTTCCTGGTCACAAACCAGGGCTTGAGGAAAGGTGACTCCTAAGATATTGCTTTATTAACTATATATTCATCCCATTTCTCTCTACCTATAAAGGATTGTCCTCCACCTGGGAGAACTTCCCATCCTGGTTTGAGTTCTACTATCTGAGATGTTCGGGTATTAGGATGAGTAGCTCCTGTAACAGGTTGCCAAGAATCTTTAGATTTTCCGTAGTTTGAACCATTAGCTAGAATCGTAGAAAGTTTATATACTTTAGGAGAACCGTCAGAATCTTCATAAAATCTTCTACACCATTTACATGTGGCTTCATCTCCCACAATAATTCTATATACGTAGACATCGTTTAAATCGGCTTCTTGATTATCAGCCACAATTCGGTCTACTGATGCAATCCCTATTGTATTTGAAGTCTCTGTGATGGCTACTCGTTTCCAGTCTCGGTTTGAATCTCCTGAAGTATCTCTGAGGGCTCTTTTTAAATCTCCTAGAGTGGACTCTTTTACGAGTTTGTCCAATTCGGCAGTGCGAGTAAGGTTTTGAAGCGCATTTCTTCTATAATTTTCATTATTCTGATTGATAACACTTGTGATCCTGGCAGTAACGTCGGCTCTTAGTTTTTCAGTTAAATCCTTGACTTGATTATTGATATGCTTTACCGCATAATCGTGAGCCTCTCCTTTAGCTTTCATTCCTGGCTGACTTTGTTGGGATTTCATATCTTCTATAGATGTAGGTTTCGCTTCACTAGGAGCATTTATGAAATTATGGTGATAAATAAGTTCTAATAAAGAATCTTTTTTTGAGGTATCTATTCCAGCATCTTTTAACTGTTCAAGTTCCTGTGCGGAGAATATACTACTACCTCCAACGGAGATTAGAAGCTTCTGATAATGTTTTTCAATTATCTTTCTGATCTTTTCGAGAGTTTCTTCGTTAGTAACCATTTTCGTACTCTCCGTCAATCTCTCTGATTATTTCATCCATCATTTCTTTATAAGATTTCTCGTGAAGTACTTCAAATGTATCCATAACGTCTTGCATAGCAGGATCTACGTAATCTTGACGCTCATGTACGCCTCCGGAATCATGTAGATCCAAGGCTTTACGAAGCTGCATCTCTGCATCTTCTATAGTCTCACCTTTTTCAAGATAAATTTTGACCTTAGCCATGAAGTCTCCTATTTCAACTTATAATACTCAATTTTTATAGCCTTTTCAACCTCTTCCCCTTGAGTATTATCTGGAGAGCTATTATCTAACTGATTTGCAACATGATCTTCAGCTTGACCTTCTGGAGGAACTTCTTCCCCTTCTGGTGGAACTTCTGGAGGAGTCAACGCTTCTGTAGCCATGTCATTCATCTGCTGCTCATCTGCCATTTTCTTAGCTTCTGGGCTATATTGCTGATACCATTGTTGATATACTGGACTTAATACAAAAGTATCCATTCCAGGTAAAGGTGGAAGGTCATCCTCTTCTCTGATCTCATTAAGAGTCTTTTTAAATTCAGACTCTTTCTTCTGACGATCTAAGGCTTCTTTTGGAGATTCATCTTTAAGTCCTACGAATTCCATTTTGAAATCATCGTCTAACTTGTCGATGATATTAACATTATAGAAATTCTCAATGAAGTTTAAAAGTGGATATAAACCTTTATCTTTAGATAGGTCGATTTTCTCCTGAGTATTATCTCCAGAAAGTCCAGAGCCTTTACCTCCTTCTTCCTTCATCCCAATACCAATTTCTTGAGGATCTATTTGATAGATACCACAAATCATCTTTATTAGATATTGGAGCCAGCCTTGGAATTCGATGTCAGAGTGATTCTGAGTTAATGGAATCCAGTTTACTTCATCCATACCTGCGAAGATAGGAGTCTGGAAAGAATTCCTAGAACCCTTAAGCATGTGGAACCATTGTTGTCTGATAGTCTCAAGCTTTCTACGATTCATAGGAGCTTTAATGTGCAGAATCCCTTTGGCAGAAAAACCTTGAGAAAAATAGGCAGCGTTATAATATTCAGTATTTAAGTGACTCGTAACAAGGGCAACGACAAGCTCTAATTCAGAGATTGAATAGCCATTATTATAGATGTCAGTAGTTGGATTTCTCATTCCAACTTTAAGTTCTTCTTCAGTAAATGCTCTTTCTATCTTTCCTCTAACTACCTGAACAAACTTGTATTTCTCAGCTTCAAGTAATTTAGGATCAAGTTCTAGAGCATCCTTTTCTTCTAATGCCTGGAGTTCTGCTTCAGGATATAAAATATCATAATTAGATTGTGTGGGAAAAGATTTATACTTTCCAAGTTCCGGACTGGAATATCTGATCGTAGCTCCATCAACAGGTACGAAGTGATGTGGCTCCCCTTTTTGATCGGGAACTACCTCAACTCCAAACTGATCGAATTGAAGACTATCTCTAACTATCGCACGATTTAAACTATTAAAATTCCACCGTCTTGATTCAAAGGGTCTGTCTTTGGGTTTACCACAATTGAGTAGAAACTCTTCTAACGCCTTTCTTCGAGGTCGGGTAGCTTTATCTAGTAAGTATTTGGCTCTTCTACGGATTCTCCAAAACTCTAAATCTTTTTTGTCTTGCTCAGCCTCTTTATCGTCAGGAATATCCCCTTCGTCTTCTGCTTGAGTCTCATCTAAAGTTTCTGCATCTTCCATAGCTTTTCTGAGGACTTCCTCTTTCTTAGCTTTGGAGGCTTTGATTACATTATCAATAGTATCATCGCTAGTTTCAATCTTTTTTACGATGATTTTCATAATTTCGTCGTCAGACATGCCTTCTCGAACCATATCCATGACTTTTTCTAGAGCCATTTTCTCGTCTTTAAGGACTATTCTGAAACCTTTTTCAAATTTTGTATGTACACATCTACTAAAATTGGCTATCTGATTTTGCCTAGTTTGAATGATGGCAGAGATCACAGAATCCTTATATGCCATTTGACGTAAATGCTCATAAGTCAGTCTGTGGGGTTTTTCTTGATAACCTTGAGATCCAATATAATAAGATTGATCTTTTGAAACTGATTTTCTATAGAAAAAATCATACTCGTCTTGAGCCTCTAGCTTTACTGCACTTTGACCTTTATTAATTTGGGTCTGAAGCCATACATCTGTAGCAGCTATAGCTTTTTGGAAGATATTTATTCTTTGAGGTCCTTGATTTTCAGCCATTCATTTTCTCCTTAAACATTCACAGCTACGATGTCAACATTTGCTGCGGCTCCAGAACTGTTACTAACTGTGAGGGCTGTAATATCCCCTCGGAGTAGGAATACGGGAGTTTTGCTTCCATTTGCTCGTGGTTTTAAAGTTAAAGCGTCTCCAGAACTATTCAATTTAATAGAAATTTCTCGATCTGTAAACATTAAAAGATAGTCAGAATTAGCATCTGGGAGAGTGATTGCTAAATCTACAGTAGCATCTGGAATAGCCTCAAGTCTACGTAATCCTTCAGAAACATCAGATTCTTCAACTTTAGATTTAATTTTAATTGCGTCTTCTGGGTTATTTGTGAGGGCTCCTTCATACATGAGGAAATCCACTATTAATCTTAAAGGCTTAGCCATTTATTGTCTCCCTATAAATCTTATTCTGCACTATACTTATTATATCATATGGAGACTCTAAAAGACAACATTCATCCCATCGTCTTCATCTTCATCTTCCAAGCTCTCTTTGGAAACCAATTTTCCATCGGCATCCTGCATATATAGGTCCGAATTATCTACTATACCATATGAGAATAATTCTGCAAGCATTTCTGGACTCGGAGCCGTAAAAGCTTTACCGTTTATATCTGTTTTTATCCCATAATCCTTAACTGGCATGGCAGTTTCAAAGGTAAACCCAACAGTTCCGGCAGCTTCCACCGCTTCGTAGGCTGCAATCGCTGTAGCATCCGAGTAATCGTCCGATCCTCCGGCTGGATGTCCTATTCGGATCTGTCCTGAGCCAGTTTGTTCTACCACAAGTTCTTTTAATTCCTTGATCTGCTTCTCGTGATCTACTAAATCAATCTGCTGAGAATGTACTAGCCTCTTCATGTTGAAATAGATCTGTTTCTTGAAAGTCAGTGTAAATGTACGCTCGACTAGTGCTATTCCAAATTGCTCGAAAATCTCTCTAAGTGGCTGGTATGCGTACTGATCGGCAGAAACTTCATTAATCCCGTATTCCTTACAAATCGTTCTAATATATTTGGCTACTTCAAAAGCCTTGACTGGATTCTTCTTATTTCCTTCCCAGCCTCGAATTACGTACTGCTTGATCCTATTCTCGTGGTGTCCCATGACTGAGAACGTAAATACATCTCCTTTAAAGGCAGCATCAATCGCTGCTCTGTAGGTCACTCCAGATTTCTTGTCTTCTGGAGGATTAAATGGAACTCCATTCATTACAGCCAGGTCAACGAATTCTGAATTGATGAAATCTGATAGAGAGTCAACGAAATTTGCTCGATACTCCGTATTGAATCCATCTTCATCCAGCTCCCACTCTTCCCTAAATTCCTCTTTGGGGAGAATCGTATTCCAGACCCAACTAGGAGCCTTAAATACTACATATGACTTAGGTAATGTCCCTTTTTCCCATTTTCCATATTCCTTGTACAATTCCCCCTGTTTAATGCCTGGTGAGGAAAGTTTGATTAATAGAGCCTTCCTACCAAACTGCTTCATTGCAGGTCTTACGGCTTTGAGAATCTTAGCATCAGTCTCTTTCAGGCTTTCGTCCAAGTTCCAGAACGCAATCTCATCACAAAGAACTGCACAGGCAGCGATACCACGGGTCGTTTTGGAAGATGCGGCTCCGACCTTGATCTGAACCCTTGACATCTTAACTCTGCGAGTCTTAGGATTGATATAAGGCATTGCCAGGTTCATGGTAGAAGATGTGTTTTTCTTCTTTTTATTAATAATCAGTCTTAAGATAGGACTGGCTTCGATTAAGGATCTAATCAGTTCCAAAACCTCGTCCGAGAATTCCTTAGAATGCGACAAAATCAATACTGTGGCAAATGGAGTCTTCTTAAGGTAGATATTCCAATCTTCAATAATTGAGCAATAGATAGCTAACATCGCAGAAAGAGTAGTCTTTCCTCCTCGACGACCAACGATAAGATCTATCTTATTGATATATTTTGTATGTCCAGTATAATCCAGGACATTGTAATCCCTACCAGTCATGAACTCATACAGCTCAACTTCAGTCATCTGGAGAGTTTCTAGATCGAATCCTCCTTCAGCATCTTGAATCTCACGATAGACATCATGTTTAGTTTTCGGATCTAGAGCTTTTTTGAAGATGCACTTTAGAGCAACAGTTTGTGCAGGAGTAGGCTGGAAATCCATAAAATCTGGATTCCTAAAGAAATGCTCAATCGGGTCCAATTTAATGGCTTCGACGAATGACATAAATTTTCTGGCAAAATCAGCCTGATTGGTGTATGTAAACTTATCCATTCCATCGCCTCGGAAATTTTAATAATTTTCCCATCTCGACCTTTTCAATGGTCAGATTAGTTTTAGGATAGCTAGACATGCTCTGAATGAATTTCCAGAAATAATAGATCAAATACGCATAGGACTTGAACGGAGTCTCTTGAACCCAGACAATCCCCTTAGCATATTTAAAATCCCTTGTGAGCATGATTCGGTACATTAGTCCTCTTTCTCCAAAAACGGATCTGCATCAAATTGATAATCCTCTTTAGGAAGATCTATTGAGGGTATGCCCCCTTCTTGAAAATTCCCTGCCATACTAGTTTCGCTTATAGCTTCTGCGGCTTCTGGAGTAAATGCAATATAACATAGATATAATGATTCTGGCTGGTCACTAAAAAATTTAGGTTCTCCGGAGGTGTCTACAACAGCTCCCCACGCTAAATCATATTTGATGCAGGTTCCTAGGCTTCCTACTACCTGATATGTTCTACAGGCTTTATTGACGATCTTAGCTAAAGCTTCTCCGGCAGCCGTAGATTCAATAGTAGGGGCTTTAATGCCGAAATATCTAACCTTATAGTCATGGTCATGGGTATGCATAACTTTCTTACTAAGAGCCTCTTTAACGGACGCAAATAGATGTGGGAGTACCGCATCGTCAATATCAAGTACGGTCATAGCAGATCCTTCTACGGTAGGCTTATCTGATTCTCCAGCTTCTAGAGCTTTTTTTAGGGCTTCCACTTCTTCTACAGTAATTGGTTTATCCATTTTTCTTTCCTCCGAGGAGTCTCAATGCCCCTCTCTTAATTATAGTCTGTTTAGCGATAGGGTCTTCAAGCATCAGCTTTGGGACCCTTACTCTGTGATATGTGAGGAGCCACAATCCTAGATGGATATTGACCCACAATACGTCTACTGATGATACCAGGATACTGGACCCAAAATCAACTGAGAAGCCTAGTCCGAAGCTCTTGAACTTTCTCGCAAGCTGGAGCGTCTTAATCTCCCCTTTACGGTCTTTCCATTTTTTCTTAAATATATTTATGTCCATTCTCTACTCCTTCTCTGATGGGTCGGAATTCTTTTCCGGTCCAGTATCAGGTTTATCTCTATAAGCGTTTTTGAGCATCAATTCACGATCCTCTGGAATGATCTCTTCAGCGTCCACTGTTAGCTCCACTACACCGCATTCCTTCCAACATGAATGATGCTCCTTGAGTTCTTCTAGCGTGTCAAATAGCATGGTTCTCGTGGCTCCTACCTCGTGTCTCCATGTAATCAAGCACATATAGAACTTTCTCTTTTCTTTACTCATTTTTCGCCCTTCCTTATTTTCTCTATCAATTCATCCGTCACTTCAAAATCCCTTGGATCTATTGTCACTCCTCTATCCAACTCCAGTTCATCCAATATCGCTACTGGTATCCCTTTGCCCTTTTGCCTATGTACTTTGACCTTCCTCTTACTCCTAACTTCCTTGTGGATTCTATCGTACTTCAGCCCATCACTTTCTTCATCCATTTAATACTCCATCTCTATGTTTATAATCCATAGATTTAAACATAGGTGATACCCGTCATACTCACAGAATCTTATTCCAAAGAGGAGTCTCTTGAACCAGCATATGTGGAATCTCCTCCCATGCTTAATCATCCTCATATGTTCCAGAACTAACTTCATTTTATCCTTCATTCTGCCTTTACCCCTTTTCGAGTAATTACTCTAAATCTGGTATTATTTAGAGGAGTCTCTATTTGACCTCTTTTTTTATAAAAATTTTCTAACTTCAACTTCTTCTCCTCTTTATTTTACTCTCTGAGTAAAAGGGTAGGGGGGGTAACATTGGCACTTTTCAAAATAGTATATTCATGCCCCCTGCTGGAGCGTCTCAGGATGGGACCATATACCCAACTAAGGAACAGTCCTCTATAGGGGGGGTCTAAGCACCTCTTGAGCCCGTCTACTCCTCAGATTACTACTCCTCTTGTGCTCTTCTCTTCTTAGCATTAGCTAAGTACTCCTCAGCATTGAACTCACTCTCTCCTATATAGTCTCCCTCTAGTCCGTCGTGTCCCTCTCCCTTTCCTGTTTCCACGCCTAGCTTATTCTCTATGAGTGTAAGTGAATCTAGTAGGCTCTTAATAGTAGCCCTATATTCTGAGACTAAGGGCTTTAAAACCGTCTCTGTAGGTTTACCCCTCTCTGTAGGACTGGTCTTAGGTCTATAGTACAAGTCGCCCCATTGCTGCTTATAGGCTCTTAGGTCTTCTCTATTCTCTCTTATAGTCTCTTCTAGGAAGTCTAGTTGTTTCCTTAGTTCCATGCCTAGCCTTTCTAATGAGTTATGATTTTTCCTTTGAAAGTCCTTTAAATCATCTTTTTTCATTACTTAATACTCCCTTTTGGGTATGTTACATCTATTATTTTGATTCTCTCATTCTCTAGGAACCTAGCTAGTGCCTTGAGAGTATTTCGCCTTAGATCCTTAGAGACCGTCCCTTCCAGCGTCTCAATATAAGCCATCTCATTGTGGAACACTATTCCTTCCTTAAAGGATCTAGGACACTCCACTAGCTGAGTTGTGAGAGTGAAGCTTTTAGGACACTCCTCTCTATTGACGATCCTCTGGAGTGTCTCTAGATTATGTTCTAACAGCTCTGGACGCTCCTCTAAGACCTTACCTTGAGCCCTTAGAGCCCTAACCTTCCTAGCCCTTGAGGTCTGAGTATTCCTACATTTTCTACATGCTGAGGTGAGTTTATCAGCCTTAGAGGAGTCTCTATAAAACTCCTCTAATGACTTCTCAATATAACACCTTGAACACTGCTTTAATTCCATACCCTAATTGTATCATTTTAGTATTCCCTGTATTCCTTGGGGAAAATAATAGAATCTAGAGAGGATCTCATTATGAGACATGCAGATGCGATTTTGGGTATTTTGTAC